GATTGCCGAAGCGTCGGGGCTGACCAACCGCGGCGCCAAGAACGACGACAGCATCGGCGGGCTCTATTTTTTGTCACACACTTCGGCAGTCGCTGTGCTTATCGAGGTTTGTTTCGGGGATAATGAGAACGATTGCGTCACCTACTACGACGAATTCGATAACATCTGCGAGGCGATCGCTGATGCGATCACCGAGGTGGGCGATCACGACGACGGCGTGATCAAGCCGCCCGATCCCGAGCAGCCCGACGACGACGTGCTGTTCAGCGCGCGCGGAACATGCAGCACGTTTGGGGGGCCTGGGGACCAGGGCGTGTCGGCGTCAGAAGGGCTCGCATTTTTCTATGAATTTTCCGACGCGCCCTGGCTGTTCCTGAAATCGCAACCGCCTGGCACGACCGGCCTGGCGCGGCGCATGGACAGCGCAACAGTATTTTTCCTGGCGTGCCGTTGGGATTATGATGTGTGCAGCAAGGATATGCTGGCCAACAGCGGCCAGATGGCGCTGGTGACCAACACGAAGACCGGCGTGTGCCGATTGGCCCACCCTGCCGATTGGGGGCCGCATGAGGCTGAAACCGGCAGAGCCGCAGACCTCTCCGAGGCCCTCGCCAGGAGCCTCGGCGTGAGCACCGACGACGAGGTAAGCGTCATTTATCCATACCGCGCGCCGGCGTAGGCAGCATCCGCTCGATCTCGCGGAACAAGCCGGTGATGGTGGCGGCCTGATCGTTGATGGTCTGGCGCAGTCGCTCGTTTTCTTTCTGCCACCTGATGTTTTCCTCGGCGAGCCGCAGAAGCTCGGCGCGCAGCCGCTTGATGACTGCGCTGGTGCTGCTCACGGCTTGGGCTCCAGGGCGCGGCAGGCATCATCCAAAATCTTGTTGCTGATGTTCGTGAACTGCCGTTTGGCGCGGTCGTTTTCCTCGCGCACTGTTTCAAGCGCAGCCCGCAGCCGTTCGATCTCGGCGGCGGCCTCTAGCTTGATGGCGCTCGGGTGACGCTTGATACCGTCGTCTAAGTTGCCGCGCAGCCGCTCGACAATGTCGGTCATGGCTTTGGCTCCAGGGCGCGGGCGGCCGCATTCATTCGTCGTCAGTGCGACTTGGGTATCTGGGCTTATGGCGTCCCATCCGACATTCCCAGCACTCGTAGCGACCACCCCGATGGCAGGAGCACATACAGGGGTTTTCGGGGGAGGGGCAGTCGCATTCATCGGGCTTCAATGCAGGTTTGGTCATGACTTTGGCTCCAGGGCGCGGGTGGCCCACTCAATGTCCTTCTCTGTGGGTTTGCCGGGAACAACATCAAGTGCTCGTCGCAAGCTCTCGTTCTCTGCCCGCAGCCGCTCGTTGTCGGCCTTGGCGTCGGCCAGTAAGCCGTCCGATATGTCGCTCTCGGCGTACAGCCGCTCGATCTCGCCTAGCAACCGCTTAACCTCTTCGCTGTACCATTCCCTCGGAGCTTCGCTCATGGCTTTGGCTCCAGTGCGCGGCGGGCGATGCTTGCCAAGGTATCCTCGGCGCCGCCCTGTCGCACAATTTCTTGCAGCGCCGCCCGCAGCTGCGCGATTTCGGCGTCGCGCTCGCGCAACCTATTGGAAAACATCCGCCGTTCTTCGTCGGTCATCGCAGTGGCACCGCGCAGCCGAGCAGCACGATCGCCAGCAGCGTACCGGCGGCGATGCAGAACAGCACCCAGCCAAATGCCGGCGCCCATTGCGGGATCATTCTCGTATCCTCGGCTTGCGGATAATCTCGCCCGCGAAATTGCGCCATGCCGTGATCTTGCGCTCGCGGCGTATTCCAGCGGCGGTCGATCGGATGCGGTTGCTTTTCGCTATTGCCGGCACATCGACCGTTGAAGTCTTGGTTTGATGACAAGCTGCGCACAAACATTGGATATTCTCCAGGCTGTTGTCCCCCGAGAATTCCGATGGGTTGATGTGATCAAAAGCGAATTTGCCGATCACCAGAATGGCGCCGCAGCGTTCGCAATGACCGTCTGCACGTTGCCAAGCGGCCACCCTGGTTTTCTTGGTGAACTCAACGCGCATGGTCGGCCACGTCGTCGGCGAATTTCACGCCGCGCTGTGTGCCTTCTGCAATGATGAATTCCAGAAACGACGACATCATTTTCGTGCTCAGTTTCGATGTCTGATGCCCGTATGGAAAGAACGACGTGCCGTCGAGCGTCGGCAGGAATTCCACCTGTTCGCCCCAGGCGTGGAGCATGATTGCCTTCCAGCGGTCCTTATCGAACGACTGCCCATTGATTTGCAACTGCTCGGCGATCTCCCCCAGCATCGCCCACATTTTCCGGTTTTGCTCGGACGAGCGTGTTTCCTTTTCTTCGTCCACAATCATCTTATAGGCATTGCTCGCGGTGAACGTCGGGGGCGCGGTCATTCGTCGGTGCTTTCGTATGCCGTCATCGCCGCCCGCAGGCTTTTGACGAAAGTATCCACCTCGATTTCATAGTGCTTGAGCATCCAGCAAATCTGGAACGTGAGCACGGTCAGCACGTCGTTGCCGAATGCGGACGGCTTCAGGCCGGCCATGCGGTAAAGCTCCATGCTGTCGTTCCACCAGACGAAGTGCTTGTCTTTGATGCGGTCAAGCAGATCGTTGCGCAAACTGCTGCGGATGATCGGTATGGTATCGTTCGTGCCGCCGCCCATGAGAAACCTCACAATCTGTTCCGCGGATGCTTCCTTCATGCTGCCGCCCTTTGCCCATAGGCGCGCACGCGCGCGACCATGGCCTGCAGCTCGTTGTTGAACTTGGCGAGTTCGTCCATCAGCTTGTCGATGTAGTCCTCGTCGCGCTCGGCGCGGCGCACAAACATCGGCATGCCCGGCCAGTACACGCACAGATCAACCCACTTGCGGCCGGTGACCAGCAGCGCGCCCTGACACTGCGCTATGTGCTCCGGTGGGAACCGATCGGCGTCGTGGGTGGCGATCAGCAGTTCGGGCTTTTGCGTCTTGAGTTCGAGCACCCCGTCGTCGCCCAGCAGGGCATCCGGGCTGCAGCCGACATAGGCGCGGCGCACAAAGCCCACCCGCGTCGGCCGGGTATTGTTCCAGCCAAAAATGTAGTTGGCGCGGGCCTCATCCTCCATCCGGTTGCCGCGCTCCATTTCGGGTGATCGGAATGTTTCGGCCGGCTGGCCAGTGATGATCTCGCCGGCAAGGCGGCGCATGTAGGTTGCGCGCACCTTGCCCTCGCCCTTGGCCTGCACGTCCTTGAAGCAAGACGCGGTTGGGATGCCCAACCGCGCCTGAAACCATTCCGGCGATCCCTGCACGCAGTCGATGATCTCCACCGTCATTGGGTTTTCCACTTGGCGGCGCCCGGCGATTTTGGCCAGGCGATAATCTTCTGCTGCAGCGTTTCGTACTTGGACACGGGCACCTCGGCCAGATTATCGTGGCCGACCGACTTGACCAGTAGCTCGACCCACTCCTGCTGCACGTCGGGATCGCAGTATTCGCGCGCCTTCTCCCAGACGAATTCCATCTGCTCGGCGTTGAGCAGTTCGCCCTCCACCTTGCCGCGGCTGGCGGCGTTGCCGTCGTCATCCTCGACCGCGATGTTGAAGATACCCAGCAGCAGGTAGCGGCGGCCGTAAGTAAAGGCCGAGCCGGTGGCGTGGGTGCGGGTCATCACATCGCGGCCCTGCGCGCCCTTGCCATCGGCCGGCATATCGATGTGGAACGTGCGCTTGTAACCCGCCTGATGCGACAGGAACGCCAGCACCCTGATCCAGCCTTCCTGATCGGCTGGGCCGGTGTCGAACTCGATGATGATGCCGTGCTTGCTGTAGATCGGCCGCACGGCCTGGATCACGGCCGCGAGCGTGGCGTACTTGGAGCGGGTGGAGGGATTGCTGGCGTCCTTGGCGACGGGCTCCAATTCCTGCTCCACCAGGGAGCGAACGCGGATGTATTCCTGCTCGGCGAGGTCGGCCTCGATCTCGCGCTTGAGGGCGTAGATTTCGCGCACGCGCTCAAGCGGCATCGAGGTGTCGCGCAGTGCGCGCTCGAACACATGCAGGATCGGCGGTCCCTCCTCCTGTCTGGGCGGTACGGTGGCTAGGCGCTGGGCTTCGATGGTCATGATCGCTTGTCCTGTTCTCTCTGCTGCATTGCCGTCCTGTACTGGGCCTTACGTTGCGCCTGCGCCTCCTCGCTTTCGCTCTCGTTATAGGCGGCGATGCGCGCATCGCTTTCGGCTTTTGCTTTGCGCTGCAGTTCACGTACTCGCTGCAGGCCGGCATCGACAGGCAATCCAAGCTTGCGTAGTTCGGCCTCAAGCTCGGCGAGCAGCGCGCGTCGGACATAGGATTGAGTTGAGTAGGCGCTGCGCCTCGGCGTTTCGAGCACGATCAGCATGGCTATTCGCTCAAGTTCTGTCATTTTCGTTTCCTCTTGCTGGCGGTAAGTTCTTCGCGCACGACCGCCCTGACGGCGGTCATCAAGGCTTCGGCCTCGGCTGCGATTTGATGGTCGATGTATTTCTTGTAGCCATCGGTGACCGACCAGAAGTTGCTGGTGTGCTCGATCGCCTCGACCATGCCGGTGCGGCATGCTTCGCGGATCATCGGCCGCAACTTGTGCTCATGGATGCGGATCGGTTTGGGCTTGGGCGGCCGGCCGCGGCGTTTCTTCATGACGTGCCCTCGGCCTTGGCGTTGCGCTCTTGCATATCGGCGCGTGCCATATAGTGCGCTTGTCCTCGGTCTAATTCGGAGTGGTATGAGTAGAGCGCGACCGGGTGCCGTTCTCGATCCGTGTCGATGACGTAGTAAGCATTCCCGGCGTGCTCGACCTGATACCGTTGGGTATGTGGACGCAGCAGGTTCTTCCATGCCTTGGATTTGCTGGCCAGAATGTCGGCGGGTGATTTGCTCATGACGCGCCCTCGGCCTTGGCGATGGCGGCGCGGGCAACTTCGGATGTAGCTTTGCACCATCGTTTCATGGCGGGATCGCCGTCGAAACTAGCGCGCTCGTCGCAGCAACGGCTAATCTCATGCAGCGCCGCCAGCAGATCGGGCGCGGCGGCGATCAGGCGGGCGTCAGCCTCGTTGAGGCGACCGCGCGGCAGGACAACAACGTCCTCTTTTGCATCGATGAAGTAGCCGCCGTCGATGCCGCCCTCATGGACGAAGGTCCACGGCCCCGGTGTGTGCTTGCTCATAGCGGTATCTCATCGTTGAGGCCCTCGACGGCGCCGCCGCCCATGCCGGTGAGGGTTTCGCCCTTATAGGTGAGCTTGCCCTTGCTTGGATTGAGCAGCCGCTTGCGCTGAGCGACCAGCTTTTGCAATTCGTTGGCGGCGCGGAACAGCTTGCGCTGCCACCGCTCGATTGCCTCGG